GAAATTTCCTGCGGTGCATAGGTATGATACGACGAGTGCCTCCGCGCCTGACTGATCGGCTTGCACGAATACCTTACCCTCGTCTGGTATGAACAGCTTGCGTAGCTTCTTCGGGAAATTCTGTACGTTAGTACCCCACTCGCCAAGCAAGCGCCGAGATGCTAATCTATACGATGTTGTTCCCGCTAGGTTGTACGATGTTGTTATGCGATCACCTTTCCACGGCGGAAACTTTAGCTGCCCACTTTCTTTTGCGTAAGCGCGGTAGCGTAGTATGATTGTGGGGATAGGGTTGTTAGGATACTTTAACCTAATCTGTAGTAAGTTCTTCTCGGACGTTACATCCTTCGATGGCTTCTTGTAGCCGAGGCGATTGTACAGGTACGCTGATACTTGCTTTGGGCTGTTAGGATTAAGGTCGCTGCCTGTTAGCAAGCGCAGGAAACGTAGCAGTTCGTTCTGATACCTGTCGTTGTGCATGATGATGCTGACAAGTTTCTCTGCGTCATACTTAATCCCTTGTAGCATGGCCGTGAGATACGGCACAACACTCTCGTTAACTTGACGTACGCTATCAGTTGCCTTGAAGTTCGCGGCGGTAGCATCTATCTGAGGCTTGAGTAACGCCATAGAGATAACATCCTTGGCGTTGTATTCGTACAGACTCTCACGCTGATCATGGTTCTTGGGATCGAACACGCCCTCGTTCTTATGATACGGTTGATCTGTGTATAGCGCAAGGCAATGGCCGAGGGATTTCTCTACCTCAGGGAACAGCCTGTGATGCGCGAGCATTGTATCATACACCTTACGCGGTGCGGGGATGCCGTACTTGTACGCGAGGACGAACAGATCGAACAGCGCGTTGTGTATGACCACCTCATTGTCACGCATGGCCACGGCTAGCGCACGGAATATCTGTGGCGTATCCTCGTAGTAGTAACCGGCGTACGGCGATATTACCATAGGCACACACCACGCTTCCTTATCGTCAAACGAAAATCCGAAACACGTTAACTCTAACGAACGATTTGTTTCTATGTCAAAGTACATAGTCTCGTTCTTACGTGTTTGTAGTATGGCGATCACGTCATCGGCGCGTGGCCACAAGATATGCTTGGCCTTTGTAACTGCTGGTGGGATGGTCAAGTATCCTACGGCTTTCTTAATGTCACGTGACAGCCAGAACTTACGATTGGGCCGCCGTGTTCTACCGTGTCGGCCCTTGTCATTCTCTGCGCCTACGTTATCCGCATCGTTAGGATTGAAGTATGCCATACGATCAACAGATTCCTGTGGCTCATACGAACACACGTACGTTATGCCGTCGATGATGAACGGACAACCGCGCTGCTCATCTAACGTAACGCCAGACTTGAATAAGTCTAACGCCTTCTGCCCTAGTAGCAGTACGACTTTAGTACCTTCACGTACGGGGTATTGGTTTATGCTATCGGCGAGTGTAACGTCGATAGTTTGCCGTGGTATAGGATTAAGGGCGTTGTAGAATAACTGCCCTGCGTATCCACTAAGTAACTGGGCGCGGTCGAAGCGCGATGGCTTACCTAGTATTACCGTCAGTCCCTTGTACGGTAGCTGCGCGGATGTATGTTGTATGGTTAATGGTGGCATGAGTCTAATTTATGTTGTAGCACACAGGCGTTCAACTCAGGTAATGCCATGTAATGCCAACCATAAAACATTACATGAGGCCGTCATGACAGCAGCCTGAACCCAGTTGCATCTTAATAGCAATCTTGTACCCATGTGCTACAACATAAATTAAACGTAGTATAGCGGCGATCACTACAGCATGAACAACCGCGCAGCATCTTAATAGCTGCTGTGTACCGCTATACTACAGGTGTGTGTTACAGCGTGTGTTCGTTATTCAAACGAAGCACACGTTTGAGCCTGTAATTATTGTTCATTACAGGATCGCCGTTGTTATCAAGGACAGGCGAACTATCATCGTTCGTCTGCGCTTGCTGCTCAGTCTCTATCGTAACGTCAGCAGCTAAACCAGCGTACTGGGCTACGTCAGGATCTTCGTCATCAAACTCTGGCGTGAGTTCTAACGCTTTGTGCAGGGCTTTGATACGCCGAAACGTAAACTCCTTAGCCTTCTCACTAAACGATAGGTAGTCGCGGAACTGCAAACCTGCAATTCGTACGGTCTTACCACTCATGCCATCCTCGATTGCCTCAGGAGCAGCTAGCTCCCATTGCATCACTATCATAGGCGCACCGGCCTTGCTTTGCGTAAACTCAGCACTAAGAATTCGTGCTGTGTACGTGTCCTTCTTTAGATAGGGTCTTACGCTATCTGCGATTTCATCTAAGTTGATGATTGCCATTATGTTATGTTATGTTACTATATGGGGAGTGTCTTTGTTTGTGTGTTCCTCCGTAACCGCACTCCTATTGTTTGCAGAGGAAATTCCTTCGAGCATCTGTGCCATGAGATACGTGAGCTTCTCTATCGTAATGGTCTGCAGTAACAGAAACGAATCCTGCTTACTGATGTCCAGCTTGTTTGCTATAAGCTGCGCTTGCTTATACGTAGCTGTCGCCACGCCGATAACCATGTTATCGTATTCTTTTTCTTCTTTGCTTTGCTTCATTGCTTTATGTGTTTTATTAGGTCGTCTAAGTCCACGATGTTTGCGTTAGCACACGCTTGGCGTAGCTCGCGCAACTTTCGCAGAGAGTTTTCTTGTTTACCGTAGTCAGGTGTGGGTAGTGTAGTAGTGAGTATGTCGATGAGTTCATTGATGCCAAGGTATTCTGGCCACTTCGGGCGTACGATATAGTATTCATCTACGTCATTTTGCAGATCATCTATATCACCACGAAGTTCCTCGGCGGTTTCAATTATCTCTGATAGCGTTACTGACATCTCGTCAACGTTGTTATACTGTTGCTTTGCTATATCTTTTAGCGCAGTAAACTTCTCTTCTACAAACTTATTCCAGTCTACGTTATGTGTTTGATCAGGCATAGTATTTTTTAGCTTTCTCTATGACATCGTTAATGTCGTTGTCTATGTACATATCGTCGAACATACCCATCGGGGTTTTCGCAGATGTGATACCGTCGCTGTTCGTCTGGAACACGTAGCGTGAGTTACCTTCTTTGTCGCGTTTAACTTCCGTGAACAGTACCATAAGGAACTCCTTCTCTATGCAACCTTCATGCTGCTTGCCTTGCACCTTGATGCGGCGTACGTTATACGTCTCACCTGTTGCTTGAGCCACAGCTACGATCTCGTCAATCGCCGTGAACACTACGACAGCATGATCGTTCTTAACTTTATCTAATGTCGCACGTATCATACGGTTGTAGTAATTCCAAACATCGAAGCCTTTGAATGATGCTTGCGCTAATGCGATAAGCGTTTCAACATACTTCGTGAATGACTCTATGACTATCACCTCGCAGCTTTCGTCTGCTAGTGCGTCGTTAAGTGCGGTATCAAACTGCTTGATGTTAGCGCACGATGCTACGTTAGGGAACTTCTTAGGAAACGGAAGCCCCTTACGTTCGAGGTCTATGATGTGTGTTGTGTTGGCTGGCAGGTTGCGTAATGACGTGGACTTACCCGTGCCACTACTACCTACGATACCTATTATTGCTTTACTCATTTGCAGTCTATGTTATGTGCTACAGTTGACACCGCTTCTTCGATTTGAGTTAATCTATCTTCAATACGCTGAATACCATCCATAGCGTCGGCTATCCTATCCATAGAAAACATAATGTTACCTACGTTACCGTCATTCTTTCCTGTTTCACTATCCCCAAGCGTGTGACTTAGAGTGTATCCTATATCTTTTATAGCATCTACTATTGCTAATACTTGTTCGTTATTCATTGTTCTTGTTTGTTTGCTATTGTTCGTTTCAGTTGTAATATGAGAGCGGTTTGCTCCTTCACTTTATGTTCTAGTGCGACAGTATAATGCCACATATCTATTATCTCTTCTTTTTGTGCGTCAACGAGTTGTTCCTCGCTCATACGCCACAAACCTTTATCACCTTTCGGGTTATGTTCCGCAGAACCTATGTCAAATTTACGTGGCGCTTCGCGTGTGAACTCGGATAGCGCACGTATTTTTATTTCTTTATCATTCATGCTTGGAATTTTAATGGATCGTATGTGTTAGTTGTGGTGAACAGCGACGTAACGAGAGTCTCGCGATCATCTTGCCGTGGCGTAGTACACACGGGCGAGAAGTTACACTCGCCAAACTTTGTTTGACAGCAGTTGAAGTTAGGTAGGAATTCCTTCTCCGGATCTTTGCCGTCTGCTATCACAGCGTACAGACCGTTAGCGAAGTCGGTGATTACGTTATGCAAATGCGCGGCGAACTCCTCCAGTACATGATCGGGGAATGTGATTATCGTAGACCGCTGGAACTTATTCTTACCTGTACGCGATAGGAAGATGCCGTTGATAACTACACCGCGCTCTTCGTTAGGGAACAGTTGTTTGTATATCATACTGTAGAACATCATCTGTGGTGAGTTCTGGTACGAGTCGAGGTACTTCTCCACTTGGGTAAGCGCGGTTGTCTTGTGGTCAACGATTACGTTAATGCCGTTGAACGTACCTATCATATCCACCGTGCCACACAATACTATGTCCAGTAGCTTACCGTCCGTGAGGTATGGTACAGCAAACCGCTGCTCAAGTAACGGCTCACCAGCGTCTAACACAGGGCGTAGGCCATCAATCGTCTCATACTCCGTGAAGTATTGGTGTAACGTAGCAATGAGATGACCTATGTCACGGAAGTCATTGTCTGGTATGTGTATGTCAGGTTGCGTGTAGTGTTCTACGGCAACGGCAACAGCTTTCGTTGTGTTGTGTGTGGTGTAGTATTCCTGCAACGCTTTATGAAACGCTGTACCATACTCCATCTTGTGTGACTTACCATCATAACGTAAGCCTCGTCCGCCCATGTACCACATCCTTCGTGGACAAGCTGACTGTGTGTACAGCGACGCATCTATCTTAACTATGTAACGTCCGTCTGTTGTTTTATCTAAAGTAATCATCGTAGGTTTGGTGGTAGTAAGTCCCGCGCTTTCTCCGCGTCTAAGTCTATGCTATGTAAGTCAGCTAACTCCTTCATCTGTTCCTCTAGCGTACGCTTGACGCTGGACGAAACCTTCGCAGACTTACGTTTTATCTTAACTACCTTTGTCTTACGCTCGTCAACAGGTGGCTGACATACGACAAGGTATGGTTGGAAGTGTGTGAGTAAGTCAGAGTCGGTCATCTTCTCCAGTACGCTAACTTCACATTCGAGTAGTGTTTCTATTGTCATTAACGTATGAGTTTAATGTTGTCGTCGCTGAAGATAACCTCTGCGTTAGGTGCGTGTGTGGCTATGTTATCATACACCCAACGCTGATCGTCGTCGTCTGTCATAACGTCCGCCTTGAACATCTCACCTTCTTGTGAGCGTTGCAGCCATGAGAGTAAGTCATGCCGCCACTTTACGCCATCGGCTGACACACCTTCAAGCGCCGGTTTACTTGGCGTACGTTTGATGTCACGTACTGCAGCTTTAAAGTATATCAAAACGCCGTCGTCCATCTTACGCATGGAGACTTGCGTACGTAACATACGATACGCTTCGTTCTTATCCTTCTCCGCTGTGTTGTGCATTAACCATAGCAAGCCATCGTTGAGCTTACCATACAAAGTGTTTGCGCTGTAGCCTGTGTTAGCTGCTGGTACGAATACATCTTCGCCATCACCTAACAGTTTGTCCATGATAGGCTGTACCATAGCGGCTGTCTCCTTTGTGTACGATGAGCGGTGGTGCTTTGGCGCAGCTAAATTCTGTGGTTTTTTTAATTTCCCTATAACAATATCTATAGTATCATCCATATAAAAATATCTTGTTAGCAGTTATGAGTAAAAGAGAGGGGCAGCTTTTATGGGCCACCCCTCTCTACGATACGCTTGTCGTTTACGCAGCTTCGAGAAGCTCTTGCATACGAGTCAGCAGTTCCGCACCTCTGGCAGCATCGCCAGCCTTGAACGCATCCTTTGCCTGTTTGAACAGGGCGGTAGGCGTTTCGGTACGTTGGTCAGGTCGCCATCCGTTAGCATCGTCAGCGTTAAACAACACACCGTCAGCGTGCTTATCTAACAAACGCTGCTGTGCGTTAGCGAGATCATCTCCACCAAGTCCCTTCGGCAAACCGTTCTTAACTTTAGAACGTATGCGAGATGCAACCTGTTGGTTAACGAGCGCGAGTACGTTATCCTCGCCCAGACCTTCGACAGCTTCTACTGTGCTATCGAATTGCTTTACGGTAAACTTGAATCCCTTCCAGTCTCCGTCCTTATATGTTTGTTCAATATGTTGTGCCATATCTTATGTTCTACTTTTATGCTAGGGTTCTACTTAACTTCTAAACCCCCAGATTGGGGCCAGATACTACCTATAAAGCAAGATCCGTGCCAAGTCAGCTAACTTCTAAAACTTTATTTTTTAGAGCGTAAGTTAGCGCAGGCATTTCTTCTAGAACTTCATATCGTAGCATGATTTGTTCTAACTCACGGTAATTACCGTTGATTGGTTCGTTGTTAGCGTACGTTGTGAAATGTGTACGCTTACTCTCTGTCATATCAAACCATAACTTATGATTTGCTAAGTAATGGTGTATGTCGTGCCGTCTGTCACGTAACGGTGTAAGATGTAGCCTAAATGTTGACAGACGATAGTAAAGATCCTCACGGAACAGCTTATCTTCTATTAACTGTGGTACATTTTTACACGTTGCCGCTATGATACGGCACTTTGCTTTTAGCATCCTGTCACCACCGACGT